TGCTTTCTCCACACCTCGCTACCGGCATCGACATCTGTCCACACCTCACTGCCAGATGATACATCCGTCCACGTCTCGTCGCCAGCCGCAGTGTCGATCCAGTCCTCGCCGAGAACCTTGGCGCGGAATGTGGAGACGACAGAGGCCGATATGGCAGCCGCGCCCGAGAACACCGCCACAGACACCGCTGTGGACGTCACAGAGGCCGCCACCGCAGACAAGGCGTGTTGCACCCTCGTCGCGACCGCAGCGAGCGTCACAGACGTCGAGACGGCTGAAGCGAACGGGCGGATGCGGGTCATGGTGTTGGCGGCGGTGATGGCAACCGACACGGCCGCTGCCATAGCTGCGGTGATCTTGATGACCGCAGAGAGTGACGCGGCGCCGGTCACTGCTGCCGCTGCGAGGCGCTGGCGGATACCGGCTGCTGTGCCCGTAATCGCAGCAGACGCCGCAGCGTCCGCAGGCTTTACGATACCCGCGTTGTCTGCGGCGATAGCCGTCTCAGATAGTGAGAAGGCGCCGATCGTCATCAGTCAGCATCCGCGATGGTCAGCGTACCGGCTTCGACCTGACGCATGATTTCGTCGTAGTGGCGGTTGCCAGCAATAGCCGGAACAGTTAACGCTTCTCCGTCAATAACGCACTCAATATAGTTGTTATCCTGTACGCCTAGCGTTGTGCTGTATTTTGCTGATGTAATATCCATTTACAACTCCGCATCTGCTGTCATATATGCGCCATTTTCCCAATAAGTAACGACGGCATCTCCTACAGAAAATCCACTGCCTCCTGACCATCCGCCTGTTTTCCAGCCTATGTCGCTAGACTGAAAACCTCCAATCGTAGTAGGCGACCCAGAGTCCGCAGAAGTACCACGATAGGCTCCAAAATTCCCGCTTTGCGCTACAGTTGGAGTGGTTCGCATAAAACGAGGGAATTGAGCAATAGTGCCATAAACTCCTGCTGTGGCGTAGGCTTGTAAGGTTAAGAGATAATCAGTGTTAGCTACGTTCTCCGCCTTGATGAAGTATCGTTGACAGCGATACAATTCGTCATCGTACGACCGATGCTCGAACGGCGTGGCCTGTTCGCCGACTTCAAGCTGCACGCCGGTCACATCAAATGTTGCATTTGCCGTCGTCGTCCAGTTTTGAGCAAATGGCTTGCATTGACTACTGCCAGAGTACGCTTCCCACACCTCGTTAGTGTGTGAACTGTCGTCATAATTTGTGCCTATATAAATCCACCAATACAGTTCTAGGCCGCGTCCATTATCATTGTTAATAGTAATATTAGAATTGCCCGGTATGCTGTGCGTCACCTTTTTCCAAGTGTCAGCGACCAGAGTATATTCAAATGAGTAAGCCTGTGCAGTGCCGTCATTTGTACGGAATTGGAATACATATGTGCCAGCTACGCTAGACTTTGCCCAAAATGACAAGGTTAAATAACTGCTGTCAGAGGTATAGTTCCATCCAGATGTAGCTACCGTTGATGCTTCAATAAGTTGCAGCGAAGCTAAATAGTGAGCGCCAGCAGGGGTCGATGAGGCAGTTGACATTGTTTGTCGATAGACATGCCTAAAGCCTTCATCATACGGACTGCCGCTAGTCAAATCTGTTTGAGACTGTGTAACGCCACCATCCGTATTCCTTGAGTTCTGAAATCTATCAACCGTCTTATAATTTGCGGCTGTAGATGATATGCCCCGCTGTGCCACGGCCATCGAACCGTTGATGACAAGGTTCCTGCCTGTCAGTCCCCCGGCATCTGCCGAACCGGCGAGGTCTGCGAAATCTCTAGCTCTCGACATTATGACCACTCCTCTGTAGGCGCGGTAGGCCACGTTGGTGAGGCCGTAGGATTTTTACGAATTGCTCTGACACTTGAACGATAAGTGGCAAACAAAGCCACACAATCGCTTGTAAGTCCGCTATCCGTAAGCTGTGTCCAATCCGTGGCAAGCAAGATTGCTTCCGCCATTTTTTCTGTGGATACAGTTGCATCAGGATGCAAAGGAACGCTTACATTTTTGTACATTTAATATCTCCTTTAATCCTTATATCGCTGTAATCAGATGACCGCGGAAGTAGGTGTGATTAATATTAGCGTTAATTTGCTCACTACTCCCGGCATTGTATGGGTGCACGCCAATCTTCTGCCCTGCTGAAAATTTGGAAGTATGACTTCCACCGATGAAAGCTCCTGAAGTGGTTTGAACTACATCACTGGACCCCATCCTTGCGCCGCCCAGCACAAGCCATGCTTGGCTCCAATGGTCCACCGAAGAGTAAATCCAGAAGTCGAAGGTGTAGATACCAGCGACAGGGACAACGAAAAGACCGATGTCAGAGCCAGATGTCTTAAAAGCATTGCCGTGGTTATAGGTAGTCTGGTCGAACTCAACAACATCACCGAAAGAAGTGGTGTCAAAGCCTGTTTGGTTTGCACTCAAGGTTGCCTCAAACGCAATCAGAGTAGGAACCACATATCCTGTGACTGTGATGCCGCTTGATGTGGTCTCCAGCTTTTTGCTGTTGTCATGGTAAAGTTCGACTGCGCCATTATTAATAACTCTCGCACCATATTCACCACCACCATTCGGATTGAGGCTAATTGCATTACCATTGGTGTTGATTACAAGGTCGCCTGTTCCACCATCAATGATATAGCTGTTGCTACCATCGTGGTAAATCTGCAAGTCGTTGCCGGTGCCAAACTGCGCCTTGACATTATCAGAGAAACTCACACTGGCATTAAACGTGCCACCCTGCGACGCAGACACAGTGTCAGCCACAGTGAAGACGTCATAGACCACCACCTCGACCACATCACCGTTAGCCAGAGCAGCTAGGCCGCTAATCGTATTGGCTGTGTTGGTGTTGTAGTCAGTGCCAGCCACAAGCAGCACGCCGTTGAGGTACACATCAATGTACTCGCCGTCAGTGAAGGTGAGCGTCTTGCTGCTGTCGTCAGTGCCGCTGATGCTAGTGCCGCCACCGCTGGTCTGCGTGTAGTAGAAGCGGGAGCGGACGCCAGTGCCTGTCGGGCTTTTGCCTATGTATGCCATGTCTGTCTGGCTCCCTAGTTACGATGTCGTGTAATAAACAACGCTGAAATTGAAAGATGTTCCTGAAAGCCATCGTGATGCGTTTGCACCAGACATAGATGGGAAGTCATGTAAAACAGCATTGTTGGTTCCATTGTCTAACTTGACAAATGGCGCTGAGCTAGTCCCACTATCAAACAAACTAGTCGAGCCAAAAGCGGGTCCAAGAGTCTCACCGCTTACTGCGAACGGTAAGTTCGTAACTGTTACGCCGGTCGATGAAGACCCATTTGTCGCGTGAGTTAAAGGACCCACAGACATAACCATTACAAGCCCACCGATTTTAACGTACCGGCACGTCCCTGAACATGACCCTGTGTGTAAAGTCGGTGTGAACGTACCCTCTTCATAATCTTCAAGGGCATTGTCCGACGCAGTGCCGCCGAACCTCATGCCAGCAAAGTTGTCGGCTAGGTCGATGCTCTCGGACTGAATCTTGGACAATGCCATCGTTGTTCTCCGTTAGGTAATAGCTTGCGAGTCTACAAATGTTTCGTAGGCAGACTTGATGCTGCTAGTCCACACGGCGTTGCACACTGCCTGTACGCTGGCATCTTGTCCGCTGATATCGGTGTCACCCCATGTACCGCCTGTCTTGGTGCGACATTGCAGAACGTCCCGGTGGTACGTGCGGCTAATTTCTTCGCTGCCATCCTTGATGATGGTTGCAGTGCGAACCTGTACTGCTTTGTACGGCCCACGCACCTCGCAGTCATATTCAAATTCTTTCGTGAGGCTCATTGCCTACTCCTTCTGTTTATCGTCGCATGGCTGCGACCTGTCCAACCCCTACCGGCTGGTGGGGTTAAGTTCTATATACGGCTTGCAATGCGAACCCATATTGTTGTCCGCTTACCGCTGTTGTGCTGTTAGCAGAATTTCGGAAGCCAGATGTAGACTGAGCGCCGATCACTAAATTGCCGAAAAGGGCAACACCAGTTGAATACCATTCTCTAAACGCAAGCGGAGTGTAGTTGACGCTTGCTACTACGAACGGAAGGCCCGATATTGAGCCAAAGGTAGTTCCAGACTGAGTAAAATGAATTACACATTGAATAGAAACGATGTTGCCGACTTTTGTATATATGCCTGTAGCTGTATGAGTGGTTGAAGCAGTGCTGACTGCTGGCGTCCAAGTACCCTCCTCATAATCATCCAGCGCATTTGCCGCCGCCGTGTCGCCGTTGAAAGTCAGGCCACCGCTGGACAAAAATCTGGCACGTTCAGCGGCGTTAACTCTTACAGCTAAAAAGTTACTGCTGTGGTCATACTGGAGTTGCCCAATATTCGCAGATGCAGTGTCACCAAATTGAATTGTTGATAAACCTGATGTGCCACCAGTAATCCGCAATCGTGTGTTATCTGACGAACCACTACCATCACCAATATGCAATTCTGCATCAGGTGTTGACTGCGCTACGCCCACCCGGTTGTTAGCCGCATCGACTACCAGCGTGTCGGTGTCAACGGTCAGGTCGCCGGTTACACTGGCATCGCCGGTAAACGTACCGTCAGTAGCTGTCAGCGCACGGTCAGAGGGGTGTGTGGCTGTCTGGATAGCCTTACCACGGTAGACAACATAGAAGTCGTCAGCGGCCACGATAGAGCCTGTCATGGTCAGCGCAGTGCCTGACACTGTGTAGGCAACACCCGGCTCTTGCACCACGTTGTTGACCATCACAAGGATTTCTTGTGCGTTGCCAACAGGGTGCGTCAGCGTAAAGCTAGTGCCAGTACCACCAGTCAAATCCTGATAGTCAAAGGACGTAAACCGTTCTGCTGGTGGGTTGCCGATATACGCCATTAGGAAATCTCCAGCACGCTCAGGGCTGTGTCCGCGCTGTTCGCGGTGTCGCTCTGCACCTTCACAAGATCAGACGCCTCAAGCACCAGCTTCTGATCGCCGCCGACCGGGATCAGCGTGCCGCCAACCGGGATCGGCGCATCCTTAATAATGAAGATGTTGTTGCCGTCGTTGTTTTCGACCTTCACATCCACCGTGATCTGGCTGGTGGTGATGTTGGCGATCGACATGCCGATGATGGTCGCCTCAGTCGAGGCCGGGCATGTGTAAATCGTCATGTCCGAATTCGCGCTAGTGCTGCTGCCGTCGAATGTTTTCAGCTTGAATGAATTAGCCATGCCTTACCCCAATGCGATCGCAAGTGCCACCGCCTCGCCAGCGGGGTCAAAGAATGTCGCGCCTTGTGTCTGAAGATTGTCGGTGTGAACCAGCTTCTGCGCTGGCATCGTGCAGAACAGCGTGCGCGTGCCCGCTGACCAGCTTACTGCGGCGTCGCTGTTGCTGGATTGCAGGATCGTCGTGCGAGCCAGCGTCGTGCCGCTAGATGCGTATGTGCCGATGCCGATCTCGAAATCGGTGCCATCGGTGCAGCAATAAAAAGTGGTGTTGCCGTCGCCAACCTCAGCGAATGTTTCAAACCCGCTGAACGATCCCGACAGAGTGTAGGTTCCAGTGCCGGTTGTCGTGCTTTGCTGTTTGACGCGATCTTTGAGCACCAGAGCCATGTCTTCACCTAGTCTGCCGTGATGTCGAGATCACCGACTGCAATCTTGAGAACGTCGCCCGAAGCGATAGTCTTGGCCGTGGTGAACGCACCGTGGATCAGCAAGTTCCCGCCGGTCGAGGCGTCGAACAAACCGAAATGAGATACCGAACCCCAGTCCCCGGTCGCCGCAGTGAATTCGATCGCCGCGTCGTTTGAGGCCGTGCCGCTGGACGCCGCTCCGAAAGAGGCTGAAACCCGAGCGTATGCGTTGCCGGTCAGTTCGGTGCCGGTGTTGCCCTCGCCGAACGATCCCGTCGAGAGGCCCACATAAACGGTTGTTGGCGCCGTGTAGGCGCCCGTTCCGAGGATGTGGTCGAGAATTTCATTCTCTAGGTAATTCGACATTGCAGACATCTAATCACTCCACTGCTGCATTTTGACGGGAGTAGATGCTGTTAATTTGCAGCGACCCCGTTCCATAATGTGCGCGCTGTTCATCGACCTTAATCTCTTCAAGGGCAACCGAGAAGCGCTGCATGTACTGCGCCGCCCTGACCTCGTCCAGAAGGTAAGAATACGCTTCTGCCAAGCTCCCGTATAGGTAGGCATCGGGCGAGCGCAGCAAAATGTTGTTCGACGGCGCACTGTCTGACAGAGCGGGCACGCCACCGATGTAAATGATCTCGGCGGTGTAGGCGCTGTCGGGCTTCGGCCGCAGCTTCATCTCGGTGCCAACAATGCTGAAGCCCTGCGGCTTGCCGTTACCACCCGAGGAGAAGGTCTGATCGAGCGAGGTCGGGCTGTAGTAGGTCAGCACCGTGACAGGCGTCGTGTTCAGCTTGACCTCGCGAACCTCTCTCAGGTCAGAGGGCAGGGCGATGTACTCGTCTCCGACCGTCAGCGTTGCCTGCGCCCGCTTCTCCTGAGACCGCGTCTCAAGCTCGCGAGACATGCGCGCCTCGGCAAGCTGGATGAAATCGGGAATGACACTGGTCATGTCGTCGCGAGCTAAGAAGTTCGCGATCGCAGTCTTCAGTTCGCTGTAGGTCGAGATAGCCATCAGATGTGTCCGCCGCCTGTCCTGAAGTCACGGTTCTGGTGATCGTTCAGCCACGCCTTCCACGCCTTCTGGTTCTGGTGGATCGGGCCGAGCTTCTCCAGAAGGTGATTATATACTACGTTCGGGATTTCGGCCACATGGGCCATGTGGCGCTGCGTATTGCCAGCCAAGTCGCCGCGACGCCAGTCGTTGTTCATTTGTTTGTTGAGCCGCATCAGCCCGTCAAAGCGCTGCTCCTGATGGATCACAGTCGAGCCATCATTGTTCTGGTCAATGGTGACTTCCTTGCGGGTGCGCGGGTCAGTGTAAAGATATCGCTTCATGCTTCACCTAAGAGAGCGGGCGGCCGAAGCCGCCCGCCATATTGGTTAGGAACCGGAAAGATCAGCCACGAGTGCGTGGGCCTTCGGGGCTTGGACCTTGAGCGCCCATTCCGTGATGATCATGGTTTGCTGATTGTCTCCTGTGTCGCCCATGTCCTTCTCAAGGAAGTTGCGGCCGTTCAGGGTGCAAAGCGATGCAAACTCAGGATCAAGCAGGAACAGCTTGTCGTTCGACATGTAACGCGACGGGGTAGCGTTGACGGTGCCGAAGTCGGTCAGGAAGACCGAGGTCGAACCGACATACGCGACTTCTTTCGCCGCAGTCATGTTCACGTCGTTCGATACAAGGTTGCCCGAGGCACTGAGGTCCGAGAAGTTCGCACGGTTAGTCGCCGAGCACAGCATCATCGAAGGGTTGCCGCCGTCGGTCCATGCGTCCTGCATGCCGTCCTCAATGAGGGCCAGCGTCAGAGCGCGGTCGGTGCCGTTGGTCAGCGTGTCAGTGCCGTCACCGCTTGAGAACGCACCAGATGCGCCAACAGAACCGTTGGTCATCCAAGTGGTCAGCGATGCCGACTTGCGCGGGTCAGACGAAGAGCGGGCCACATCGGTATCGGTGATGGCCTTTTCTATATCACGACGAAGCTCAATTCCTTTGAGCAATTTTTGGTACTGGTGCTCTCGTTCTCTGCCGGCAACATCTACGGCATCAAGGGTGCCGCTGGTGGCAAAGCTCTTAACGGAAATTTGGCAATAATTTCCGAGCCTTACGGTCGGTGTTGCCGCTGCCGTCGAGATCGAAGCGCCTTCATTGACGTAGTTGGTGGAGCTCGCCGCTGCGAGTTCCTGCGTCTGCCACTCGGTAAAGATCGAGGAACAGGTTTCCTTCTTCACGTTCGAGAAAAAAGGCACTTCGCTCGGATCAATCCGATAAATTACGTTTGCCAAATCCTCTCTTTCGCCGATAGCGGCGCTGGTCTTATAGACAGTCATGTGTCTAGTCCTTCCTGAGCTACTTGCTCATTAGATAATCAAGGGCGGCGTCCACGGTTCCAGCGGCCTCAAACCGCTTTCTCGCTTCTTGCCGAGAACGATTTGCAACTTCACGCTTCGTCTTTGGTCGCCCTGCCTTAGCCATTTTCGGAGCCTTACGGGTTCGCTTCTTTGCAGCGGGAGCTTTGTCTTGCAAGGTATCCCATCTCCATGCCTTGTAGAGGAGCTCAATGGCGCGGGCATCAGTAGCCGACGCAATCTCTTCCTCGCTGAACCCGATCCGTCTCTGCGCGTAGGTAATCACCTGTTGGCGCTCAGTCTCGCGAATGTCCGTATCCTGCCAAGCAGGAATTCGGTTGAGCATGTCGGCGCGTTGCTCCTCAAGGTGCACTCGCATCTTCTTCTCATTCTCGCGAGCCTGTTCCGCTGCAACCCGCTTCTGCTCGGCTTCGACCTGCTTCTGATATTCCTTCTGCTGGTCATACTCGGCCTTCGCTAGAAACAAGTCACGCTCGGACATCGTCTCGGCTAGTGCTCTCCAATCAGGTTCCTGTTGCAGGCCTGCCTGTTGGATTTGGGCAGCCAACTGATCTAGTTGCTGCGCGTAAGCGTCTCGAAGCTGGGTCACCTCTGCCTGCTCGGCCTCAAAGGCCTTGCGCTGCTCGGCGAGTTCCATTGAGCGCTTAGTGTACGCCTGCTGTCGCGAATAACCATTCTGAAGCTCGTCGAGCGTTACCTCAATGTCCTCGCCGTCAACCTTGACGGTGTAGACCTGTTCGAGGGGCTCTTCGTCTTCTTCCTCGTCATCCGCCTCGTAGGCGTCTTCGCCTTCATCGTCCTCGACCTCGCCAATCTCGTCCTCGATTGCCTCTTCGGCAGTATCGTCTTCGACCTGACTTGTCTCGTCCTCTGGCGGCTGAGGCGCTATTGCCTCTTCCTGCTCTCCTGCCACGGTGTCCTCTGGGGGTGTGACGAGGAGAGAAACTGCATCATTTAACGTAATCTCTCCGGTTCCTTGCGGATTGTCGGACATTTTTAAACTCCTAGTTTATGCGTCCATAGCGCTGAAATTCATCAAGCTGGACTTGGGCCAATTTACCATCTTCAACAACGCTTTGAAAATACCCCTTCACGGCGCCAAGTGCCTGCATCAGATGGAACATTTTCTCGCGTGCCTCTGCATCATCGACGCCGGAAGTCTTCCAAGCCTCGACGAATTGTTCATCGAGGTACTCGAACGCCTCGATGAAAAGTTCATTCCGCAGCAGCGCCTCGGCCTTCGCGGCCCTGTCCTGTCGCTGCCTGATCTTGTGTTCGTTCATGTAAGCAAACCATTTCCTGTTGACGGCGCTATGCCATAGCGGCGCTGAAACTCCAGAAGCCCATCAGGCGCCTGCTCCAGCAGTCCATATGTGCGAACCGGGGTGCGAGGTTCAAGGGCCGCCGGGACTGGCGCGCTGGTATCAAGTCGGCACGCCTGCAAGTCTTCGTCGAAGATGTAACCCTCCGGGCACTCCTTCGCGTTAGTGACCGGATCAACAACCGGCGCCACAACAGTCTCGCTGTCGTCGCTGCCCGGCGCATCGTATCCCGAGATGCCGTACTCGGCCGCAACATCGGGCGGAAGCGTCCGGCCGGTATAGACCATGCCGCCGAACGGACCTTCGCCGAAACTGCCGTAAAGGTCATCGCCAACAAAGACCGGCCGGTAGTCGCCGCTAGAAAGCTGCTCATATCGCGTTTTAGCGCCCAGTAGACGCATCAGGGCGGGCCCAACACCTAGAGACGGGTCATTGCCCGGCCCAGCCATCAGATACTCGTTCAGCGAGCCTCTCTGGCCCGGCGTGAAGGTGCTGTATGCGATCGGGTAGGCGGCCTGTCCCGGGGCGCGTGGCCCCTGCATATTGTTGCCCTCACCAAACATCAGTGGCGGCGCGATCGTCGGGCCCATAGGCACGCCACCAGAGAACGCCGTTTCCTGACGATCGAAGGGCTGCGGAGCGGACCCATATGCCGGAGCCCTTGAGAGGTTAAGCTGTACAGCGTCTGCGACCGCTCTTGCAGTCACGGGGTCGATGTTCATAGGCGCCGACGACACACCCGCCATGCGCTGCTGAAACTCGTTCTCGCGCTCTATAGCCTCGCGGCGCTCTTCTCCTGCAAAACCTCTCGGCATCCCTAGTTCCTCGGCAGGTTAGTGGAGATGTCACTGTCGGTGACGGCCTTGGCTACGCGGAGCTCTGCCTCAGCCTGAAGCTCCTGCCTGCGAAGCTCCATCTCCATGATCATCTTCTCGCGCTCAAGCTCGATCTCCGCCTGCATCTTCTCGCGCTCAAGCTGGATTTGCGCCTGAGCCTTGGCCTTGTCCATCTCAAGCTCCTGTTGCAGCTTCATCATGGCCGGGTCAGGCTTCGGCGGCTGTTGCTGCTGCATCATCTGCTGCTGGCGGATCATCTGCGGCGAATTGAAGAACTGATCGACATCCTTGAAGCCACCGATCTCGGCGATCGAGCGCAGCGTGTTCACATACTGCTCCATCGACACGATCGGGTTCTGCGGGCCCATTTGCAGCAGGATTTGCTCCTGCTTGCCAGCGACCTGCGTCAGGAATGCAATCTTCGTCTCGTCATCGGTCGTGCCGAGGCCGACCTGCACGACAGTGTCAAACTGCGACTTCCACTCGGCCGGGTTGATCGGCACGAAGTTGTTTCGCAGGCGGAAGACCTTCGGCTTGTTGTCGTGTTTCAAAACGAGGTGCAGGATGCCCTTCATCAGGTCCTTCAGACCGGTCTCGGCCATAACTCTGGCGTAGCTCTCCAGCTTGACCTGCGCGCCGCGAACGGTCGCCGCAACGGCGCTGGCGGTCGAGGACTGAAGCGCATCAGGCGACAGGCCCATCGACGCCTTCGACATGCCGGTGCGGTTCTCTTTGACGCTGTCGAGATAATCCATCAGCGGTCTGATCTCGCCGCCCACAGACGCCCCGGTGATCTGCTGAACCATGCCCGGCTGGCGTGCACGAATAATTCCACCGGCCGACCCGTCCAGCAGATCATCGAGGTTCACCTGACCCTCGACCGCAATCATGCGCGGCAGGGTCGAAGAATATACGCTGTCAAGATATTGCCGCATCAGCGTGGTTTTGATCACCTGCAAGTCCTCGGTCAGGTCGTAGATCGACCGGCCGATCAGGCGATGCGGCATCATAATCGGCGAGCACACAGCAAACGGGACGTGGTCAAACGCCTCGTTGTGCAAGATGTGATCTCCGTCGGGCCCGATCGCGCAGATGCGACGACGCTCGGCAATGCCGTCGCCGTCGAAGTCCACGTTCATGATGCATTCATAGTAAATAACCGAGCGCAGCGTCGGGTCGGACGGCTCTTCGCCTCGCGCCGCTTCCAAGTCCTCGAAGCGGTTGTTGACCTCGCGGTCATTGTCGATCTCGCTCTCGCCTGCGTACTGTTCGACCAGATCGCGGTCATAACCCATAGCAACAAGCTCAGAGACCGTCAGCGACGTCCTGTGGGCGAGGAAAGTGGCTTCATCGAGCGACGCACAGTGCTTTGAGACCAGAAACTCCTCGGGCGGCACGTTTATTGCCTTAATCTGGCCCGATTTGCGAGTGACGCGAACCGACAGGTCGTAATCAACATCGAGCGGCTGCGTCTCGCCGTCATCGTCAACATAGCTCGACCTGACGTTCTCATTCTGCTCGACAATCTCGACCGACGGGTCATTCAGCAGGTAAGTGAGCTCGGCCGGAGACAGCCCGCTGTACTCCTCCTCGTCAACCTGCTCGCTCTCCTCGTAGAAGTATTTGATCACGCCCATGCGGAACAGGAGCGCGTCCTTGAAGAAAGTGTGAAGTAACTTGAACCCGTCGTTCTGGTTCTGGATGATATAGTTCACATAATCTGACGCCTGTTCAGCAGCCTCGACGTCCTCAGCGGTTCTCGCCGCAAAACGGACATATTTGTCGTTAGTTGTGAACACCCGCATCAGGTTCGGCATGATCGCCTCGACCGTGTCTGCAAGCTCTGTGGCGACCACAGAAGAACGGCCGTCCATCTCGTTGCCGAGCGGCTCGCCCATGTAAAAGTCGAGCGCCCGGAGACGGTCCTGCGAATACTCGCTGTCGAAGTAATTCAGAGCGTCAGTGATCTCGCCGCTGACAATCGACCCAAGCTGAACTTCATCCATTTCGGCCATTTATTTCGCCTTTTTCTTCGCCTTCTTCGCTGGCGATTTGACAAGAACAGACCCCTTCGTCGTGTTCACATGAACATCGGGACGAACTTCTGGAGCCTCTTCGGGGGGACGCTGCACGCCCATGATGCACTTGTTCATGTAAAAGCAGCGACGCGGATGGCCGCAGTTTTGACACAAATTCATTTCTTCTTCCTCTTCTTTCCAGAGGCGGTGACGGACCACTTGACGCGGCCCGGGCCAGTTTTCTTCGACGCCTCTTTTTTGGTGACGCGCTTGGCAACTTTAGCCGGTCGGCAGGCTGGATATCCGCGCTTTTCACCGGCCTTACGCCCGCAGGGCTTGCCGGTCTTCACGTCTACCCACTTTTCGCCAAACCACTTGCCGAGGCCAGCTTTTTTACGCCTTGCCCGTGCCACGTCTCTTCCTTTTCACCCTGTTGTCCGGGCCAGACCAACCGCCACCACGGCGCTTGTACTCCTTCGAGGCCCATGCGTTCGCATAAGCCGAAGGGTAAACCTTGAACTTTTTCTTGGCCTCGCCCTTAACGCGAGACCAAAGCGACGGGTTCGTCGGCTTGGGGGAAGCCATTATTTGCAGTATTTGCCGGTTTTCATGTTGACACCCTTGGTGCCCTTCTTCCCGCCCTTACCTTTGCCGTATGCCATCACCACTTCTCCTTGTTTGCCCAGTACGCCGCAGACATCTTGCCCTTGGCGATGTTTTTGGCGTGACGCGCCTTGAACGATTTGCGCCTCGCCTTCTCGGATGCTGTCTTCGGGCTTTTACCCGCGCCGCTCACGCCCTGCTGGCCGAAGCGGATCGTCTTAACCTTATCGCCCTCTTTCGCCACAACCACATGCGATTTTGTGGGGTGGTTCGGGGTACGCTTAGGGCGATTATAGCCGCTAACGCCTGCGCGCGCTAGGCGGGGGTCTTTAGGGGCGCGTGGGGCCATTACAGAATGCCTCCTGCGGGTTGTGGTTCGTCCGCGCCCATAACGGCTGCGGCGGCAGGCTCCTCCAGCAAAGAAGGCTGGCGAACCATCGTCTCGCGAAACGCAAAGTCCTTATTTCTGCCTTTATTCGGCACAAACCCGAAACGCTTGTAAAAATCAGTTAAGCGAGCCTTGCTTGTTCCTCCAAATGCGGTGTCCGGGGTCAAGCCGATGGGCTGCCCTGTTCGATCCGCATAGGCAATGATGTCGTTCATCACAGACGTGCCAACGCCCTGAGACCTCTGATCCTCTGGGACCGCAATTTTGCTCAGCGTCAAACCCTTGGACGTTTCGTACACATCCACATCGACATCTGGATATTTTTGTTCAAGAAGCCCGGACAAAGAGGCATCTTCCGCCCTAGACGCCGCCCGAGCAGCGCGTGGTGCCTTCATAGCAGCGCCCACGCCCACCAGAGGCGGCAGGAAAGCACCACCAGCCATCATCACGTCACCGGCACCGCCAAGCGTCTGGAGCGCTGCGTCGAGGTAGTTGCCTTCGCGGATGTTCTCGCCAAAGCTCGGGAGATACTCGCCGGGCTGCATAGGATCGGGCGCATAGCCCATCAAGTCGGTGACACCTGCGCCCGGCGCAAAAAGCAAGCCAGTCGCGCCAGCGCCATACGCGACATCCCCGGCGGTTCGAGGGCCAGCATACGCCCCCATCGGCCCCAGCAGGAAATCGTCTTCGGGGTTCATCACACCACCCAGTTCGTTTTCGGCTTGACTACTCGGTTGCTATTGTAACCTCTCGAATATCCTCCGGCAACCGCACCCTGAGCGGCGAAGGTCAGCACGAACGCATCCGCCACGTCGGGCGAACGCTGCCCACGCTTCTTCATCTCGTCTTTACTTTCGATTTTGAGCTTGCCGCTGGACAGGTATTTGTACCGAATGCCGGTCAATTCCGAGATCAGCGTGTCGTCCTGCGGTATCTTGCAGTCGCGCGCCTCAAACCACTCGCGGGCGCCCCAGAATAATTCGTCCCGCAAGCGATTGAACCGATCCTTCAGGCTGGCCGTCTCAGAAACCGACACAGCGACCGCAGGCAAGTCCAACTCTCGCAAACGGTCGGCCAGTCCCGCGCCCAGCCCGATGGCGTCGATGTAAATCGCTTGCGGGCGCATTTGATACGGCACTGCGTCGTGCTCCGCAAGGACTATTCCGGCCAATTCCATCAAATCTTTATTCTGCCACGTTTTGATCGGCTCAATCAGCACATTTCCCTGCCGTTTCGCGAGCGCTGAGCGGTCCGAGCCGAACCTAGCCACGTCCAGCCCCCAAGTGACCGGCGTGGTCGGGCCCGCCTCTACGTCGCGGTGTGTAGCATCCTCCACAAGATGCAGCGGCAGCAGCACGTCGTCCGACTGCGTGGGGAATTCGCCCAAACATCTCACGCGAAATACATTGCTGCTCTCGCCATATTTCTCGGCCATGTCGTCGATAAACTTCGGATCGACATACTCGCCGTCCTCACACGACACAGTCAGGCAGTGCCACTTCTCGCGGTCGCCATGAAAGGCGTCGTAAAAGTACCCATCCGAGCGGGTCGGGTTACCGCACATGATAATCTTCGCGCCGGGGGTGGACAGCGCGCCCGACGCCGTCTCAAAAATCACGTTCGGCACGCCCGACGCTTCCTCGATCACGAACATCATGTGAGGCGAGTGAAATCCGGCCAAACTCTCCGGGTTCTCCCGGCGGCTCGTCCGCGCGACAGCGAAGCTGTCCGGCGCACCCTTGAGCGCGATCTTGTCGGACTTGAATTCGAGCAAATCCTTAAACGCCTGCGGCATGCCGCGAGCCCAGCGGTCGATCTCCGTCCACAGCACGTCCGAAAGCTGGTGCGCGCTGTTCGCCGTCACGGCGACTTTGCAAGGGTAGTGCGTCAGCAGCCACCAGAGCACGACCCAGCTTTCAAACGCGGTCTTTCCGACCCCGTGGCCCGATTTAATCGCGACCTTGTCGTGCTTCGCGATCGCGTCAAGCGCCTCGCCCTGCCACTTCTGCGGCGTTGCGCCGAGGACGGACTGCACGAAAAAACGCGGGTCGTCGCGAAACTGCGAGATCATCGCTACGAGGTCATTTTTTTCGGCGCCGATGGGGTTCATGCGTTATCTCCGAGGACGGGGGTGGGGGTGAGAGGGGTATATATTTTTTTACCGGCCCGGCCGCGTGTGCGAGACGGGGGGGTCTACCGAAATCTGATTAACTTTCTGACAAATGTCGCATAATGTTCATTATGGATTTGGTATACCCTGCGTTTTCAGTTATTTAGCTGATCGTCCGTTTCTGGCCCTATATCATGTCGCTATCAGGACACTCGTTTTGAGCGGATTTGTCACGCGCGCGTAGTTCTTCCGGTTGTGTGTCTCGCTCGTCTGTGATGACTACCGGCTCAGCCGCGTTGACCTGCGTTAGCGCCTCAAGATACGAGCCGCCCTTCGACGGCGTCACCTCAAGCTGCTGCCTGTCTCCGTAGATTTTCGGCGTCATGCGAGCGACCTGCCACTTCGTGATGTCAGCCGCAAGGCGCAAGCCCTGAGCGTCGCCCATGCCCATCCTCGCGTCCCGCTTGATGTCCTCAAGCTCCTCCTGCAACAGCATGCCCCTGAACTCCAGCGCCAGACGATACTGCCGCTCGAACTCCGGTTCGGCAGCCAGCTTCCTCGACACAGATGTCCAGCTTGGCATCGACTTGTCGTTCACGATGGATGTGATCGTGTTGCCGTTCGTGATGCGCTCCAGAAACTCTTCCCACACCTCTTCAGCAATCTTCGGCATTGGCATCAGTCAAAATCCTCTTCAAAGGCGATGTAGTGACGCGGATCGCTGTCGATCTCCAGCAGCGGCTTATGACATGCGCTACACACCACCGTCTGCGTCTCTTCGTAAACCCTGCCGCGTGTCGGCAGCCCGCACCAGTCGCAATCCCACGGGTCGCGGAAGAACCGAACCCAGTCTCTGTCGTGCGCCTCGATGCGAATGATGTCAGCCATCAGCTATCTCTGCGCCGCATGCGCCATAGCCAGCGATATCAACCCAGCTATCCTCATGCTTCGGCGTCTCCATCAGCCTAGCCACCTTGAGACAGGTCATGCAAAGCACCACCTGCTCAGGCGTCACGTCTTGACCAAGCACGACTGACCATAGCGACGCTATCCGCTGATGGTTCTCCCGGACGTCGCCATAGTTCTCGCCACGTTGCTCGACGGCGTGCATGGCCGCTTCCAACGCCTCTAGCTTTTTCATTGCCTTCTCCTATCACCAAATTACACGAGCGACACTTCCTGCCGCCCCCAGTCTCTTCCAGCGTTGCGCTGTGGCACTTCGGGCAACAGCCCCGCTCTAACCACTTCGCGAATGTTCCATCACCGTGCATAGCGCCGCACTACCTGTGTCTTGTTTGCCGCGTCCGGCTCGCTCCACTTCGCCTTGCACGTCGCCACGGGCTCACTAATGCCGTCGTGCGCTGCCGGGAATATCTCCACCTTCACGCCGTCCTTACCTCGCATGATATGGATAGACAGCGTGTGAACATCGACCCACGCATGGTTGCCGAGCAGTTGATACTCGCGGTTCGCGTAGATGATGTTCAGGTCATCGCTCAAAACGGTATCTCGTCGTCAAGCTCGATCTCAGCAGGTTTCGGCTTTACTTCCTCGATCATAGCACCCGGAAACAAAGACTTCACGCTGTTCGTCAATTCACCCGCTTTGCTCTCTTCCCACCGCTCGACGATAGCCGCGATCTCCGCCATCGAATAGACCCGGTCGATCCTGCCCTCGTCTCTGATCTTCGCGATGCTCGCTCCGTCCCGGCACACAGCAATCACGGCGCCCTGCGGTGTTGTCTCTTCCCACACCTCACCGCTGACCGGCTCAGCCCCAAGCTCGATGGCCCTGCGCTCCAGCGCCTGCACACCGCGCACCGTTGCCGCCACAGCTTCCTCGACCTCAATGCCGCTGCCCTTGGCAATCGCCTTGTTCAGCACCTCCATCTGCGCCCAGAACCTGTCGCGCAGTTCCGGCTCAACCAGAAGCGGCAGACGATCGACGCCCCACTTCACTTCCCGCGCTCGCACCTCAGCGTCATATGTCGCAAGCGCAGCGCGGCACTTGTCTGCGTCTCGCTCTGACGGATAGAACCGCCAGTCCCTCGATGTCTTACCCTTCGATACTCTTTTTCTCTTCGCCATCATCATCTCCCGGTGTGTGCATATGTGTGTGTGATGTGATCCCCTAGGGGTGATCACACACATCACACAATTATGTGATCACATGTGATCGTGTGATTTGATCACACATTTTCTTCTAACCCATTGATAACCCAGCACATGTTGTTCTCAATCGCAATCACACGCTTCTTTTGCAGCGCATTTCGTGCGTCACGCCGTTTTCCGCCTGTTTCGTCGGGTGCTTTGGCGTTGTGATAGGCATGCCACACGTCCTTGTGGACGCTTCTGGCGCTCTTATCAATCAGCGCCGAGCGCAGTGCTTCCAGCGCGATCTCCTGCTCAAACGTCAGCGCCGTGCGGTTGCGCGTGGCCTGCTCGTCGGTTAGCTCCAGCACGACGGACGTCTCGGAGATCGACGCAGGCACGACCAGCATGTTGAAGCGCAGGTCGCCCTCGATGGGCTCGGCGTCCTTCTGCTTCTCGACGCGCAGCGTGACGATGTCGTCAGACTTGCCGACCATCAGCGATGTTGAGACAGCACCG